CCTGAGGTTGTCCCTGATGTTGGCCCAGAGGTTGGCACTGAGGTTGTCCCTGAGGTTGTCCCTGAGGTTGGCCCCGAGGTTGGCCCTGAGGTTGTCCCAGAGGTTGGCATTGATGTTGTCCCTGAGGTTGGCACTGATGTTGGCCCAGAGGTTGGCACTGAGGTTGTCCCAGAGGTTGTCCCTGAGGTTGGCCCTGAGGTTGTCCCAGATGTTGGCACTGAGGTTGTCCCCAAGGTTGTCCCAGAGGTTGTCATTACGCCCCATCTGAAAAAGCCTGATGGCGATCAAGCATTCCGCAGGACTGTCAAATATCAAAACTTGCGGCGCGGGCTTGCCTATCTCGGCATACGCATCCGCCAGAGCGGTTTCCAGAACTGGCCTGTCAATCCGCCCGCCGGTTGTGGCGATGTCTAGATAACGCTGGCGGAATATGGGAAGGTCAGCTTCCTGCTCCGGTGTTAGCTTTTTAATTTTCATACGTATCTCCGTGAGATCGGGCATTTGCCCTATGCCCTGATTAGGTGGCGCGGATTGTTTCGGGTGTCATAAACCTGCCCCAGTCCCAGCCCATGTTTGAGCTAATATATTGAGCGCCTCAAACATATCGGACGGCAGGCCAGATGGGCCATCACGGTCAAAAATCTGCCAGAACTGTGTTTCAGCTTCGCGCCAGCCAGCACTATGCCCCGCCAAATAACCAATATCAAACGCTTCGGCTGGGCTTTTGTCCGGCGAGACAAGCGCGTCAAATAGGGGTTCCATCTTTTGATCCAGTTTTGATTTAACGGGAGGGTTAATCTCGATAATGGGGAAAATGCTGGCCTTTCGAATTTCATCCAGTTTTGATCCGCGCGTTAATGTGATCTTTCTTCCCATGGAAATTCTAGCCTCAACTGCCGCTTGCGCCCTACCTAAAGCGCGACCCTTGGTTTCATCGGGATCAGCCCGGAAACTGTAAGCCGTAGGGCAATCGCAATCAGCGGCATTGTTGACCCGCGTCATGCATTGCGGGAACATGGCAGAGCATCGCGTCATAACCCTCACCCGAAATAGCTTGCGATGGCCGCGCCAAACTTGCGGCTAACCCGGCGTCCGTTGACTGACCAGTAGTTGCCAACCTTGGAAACGCTCAGTTTGCCGATTGGCGAAACCGCAACCGGGCGATTGTCGCTATACGAAACGCGGTGAGCGATCTGGTAAACGTCAAACCATTCGATCATCTGGGCAGTGGCGTTCATTGTCGTTTCCTTGTGTTGGCGGGCAGTGCCCTCTTGATGCCCCTTTGTATGCGTAGGGCTTACATGTGTCAACGGAAAAATGCATCACCACCGCATTCCATCCTCATCAGGCTCGCCGACAAACGGAACCACCTTGCCGCTTTCGTTAGGTCATGGTGAAAATGCCTGCAATTGCTTTGATCGAAGCGAGGCCATCAGCGGATTGTGATCGATGGCTTGCGCGGTTTGTGCAGGTTCCTTGAGCCAATCGGCCTTGATTGCCTGCCATCCTCGAAAAACGCATTCAGCCAAAGCTGCATCCAGCGTCCACCCCGCCTTTCCAGCCTCTCGGCGCATTCCGGCAATCACGGTTTCGCTAACCGGCGCGCGCTTCGCCTTTCGGTGTGCCAGAAAATCATCCCAAACCTTCGCCGTTACATCCTCCGGCTTGGCAAGCCCCTTACGCGCGGGTGTTTTATCCGGGGGGGTATGGGTAGGGGGGTTAGATATATTTTCATTGGGGGGAAGGGAAAGGGGGGGTGTAACGTAACGCGTAACGTTACTAGTAACGCCTTGCGTAACGCTTTCATTGTCACAAGCCTTAACGCGCGCACGATGGCGGGCTTGCCTCTCAGCATTGGCTGACCGGCCTTTCGGTTGATCCATTGCCTCTGCAACTTCAAGAATGTCTTGAGGGGAAAGGCCTTTGGCTACCAGAATGCGGAGTGTCTCGGTATTCATCCCATCACCGCTTGATATGCGCCGTGGAATTGCGCGAAGGCTGAACCTGTTTCGCCGTTGCGGCGTTTAGCCAAGATCAATTCAATCTTACCCTTCGCTTCATCCATTGCGGTTTCCCATCCAAGGCGATCAGGTGAAAGTCTTTCAGGCTCAGCCTGCATAAGGTAATATTCGGGGCGCAGCAGGAATAGCACTGCGTCTGCGTCTTGCTCGATCTGCCCACTGTCCTTCAAGTCAGAAAGTTGCGGGCGTTTATCAGGACGGCCTTCGACGCTACGCGAAAGTTGGGCCAATGCAAATACCGCAACGTCATTGAGTTTAGCAATCTCTTTCAATGCCTGCGATACCTCGCTGATGGCCTCATACCGGCCAAGGTTGCGGCGGTCTGCGTGAAGCAGTTGGAGATAGTCGACAATGACCAGTTCCAACTTGGTTCCGTTCGCAGCCATCTTGCGCGCTTGACGCCTTACCAGCATCGCCAAGCGGCCAACGGTAAGCCCTGCCGTGTCAACAATCGACAATGGAATAGACTTCATGCCGTGGCCTATCTCGGCAATTCTACGGCGCTGGCCATCGGTCAAACTGTCATCGCGGATAAAGCCATAAGGAACGCCGCTTTCACCGTTAAACGAAGCGCAACTTGCCGCGCGTGTGACCAGTTCCCCACTAGACATTTCAAGGCTGACAAATAACACACCGTGGCCCGTCTCAGCTGCTCCTAGCGCGTAGGAGAGAGCAAGGGCTGTCTTACCCATGCCGGGGCGTCCTGCGCCTATGATAAGCTGCTTGGGGCGCATATGGCCTAGCAGGTTGTCGAGCGTCGGTATGGTCTGACACATAACGCCAGACACCGGCTGTCCGAATCCATTGACCAGAGTGTCAAAGCAATTGCCGATTGATATAGATTTGACGCTATCCTGTGAACGTCCTGCAAGAGCCGCGTCGGCATGGCCCACTATCTCGGCTGGCGTGGCGTCCATATCAAGGCATGCGCTTGCTGCCATAGATAGCCCCTCGTGCATTTGCCGCCGGTCGCTTAAATCCCGAAGGTATCGGGCAAGGTCCAACGGTGCAAGCGCCCCGTTTTCATTGGCTGATAGGTTGGCAAGGTAACTCCACCCGCCGACAGCTTTTAAACCCTCATCACCCTCAAAATATGACTTGATTGTTATCGGGCTGGCGTGCTTACCCATTGAGGCTTGCCTGAGGATGGCCTCGTAAATCCGGGTATGCAGCGGCTCATAGAAGTCCAACGGGGTGAGAATATCAGCAACGTGATCGATAAGCTGATTGTTGAAAAACATCGCGCCAAGGATCGCGGCTTCGCCCTCGATATTTTCAAGCGTAATCATGCCTCACCCCCGAAAGCCAACGCAAACGCCTCATAGGCATCCGCGCGCAGCATTTGCCATGCCGGGTTTTGCTTCAGGCGGGGAAAGCGGCGCTCCTGATCTAGCAGGGCGGTATGGGCCTCATAAGCGTCTGTCGCGCGCCGTTCGTCAAAACGAATGACGGGAACCGCTTGATTAGGCGGCGGCTTGGCGTTAAAAGACGGCATATCGTTACGCTCCTTGGTCAGCGTGATGGTCAGCGCCGGGCGGAGTGTTGAGGCTCCCCCGGCGCGACAACCTTATAGACATTTTCCCGATTTGCAACGCCTCACAACGTCACCTCGATACGTCCTGGCGCGCAAGGATCGCAGAACCGATAGACCGGCATAAACCGCCTGTCATCGACTGCCAGCGCGTCCGCAATGCCATCCCTTGCCGCCTTGAACATGCCTATCATGTTGTCGTCATCCCGATGGCGGGCATCAGGCGGAAAGAACGCAACGTCTACCGCTATTCGCACGGTGCCAGCATACATGGCCCGCACGGTGCGCAGTCCTTGCGGCATGGCATCATAGGCTAGATATGTGGCGTCCTGCCTCGCCTTGGCCTTTAGCTTAGCTTTGGCTGCCCAATGCAAGCGCGCGTTCGGGGAAAGCCCCTTGTCAGGCCATGGGAGGATGACCTTCACGCCACACGTTCCTTGCGCGCCGCCCGGGCCTGCAATTCTTTGCCGTCGCATATCACCATGCCGAACCGCCATAGACTGCCCTTAACATCCATGCGCCCGCGTTCATCGCAGCGATAGACCGGGCCATAGCGCCGCAATACGTCCGCAGCTCGATCCTCCGGCCCGTAGGCGCGTTCTGGACGGCGATCATTGCCTAGCCCGCGCGAAGGGATCGGAACATGGCTGCGCTCGCTTGTCGGGCGGATATAGACTTGCGGACGCCAAACCTTCGCAGACACACCGGCCTCGTTTAGCCAGCGGTTGACCGTCTCATAGCTGGCCTTGTAATGCGCCAGCAGTTCGGTCTTGACCATCACTGCGGCAAGTTGGCGAAAGTCATTAGGAACAGGCCGGGCATTGTGCGGCGGCTTGTAGGTGGCTTTGATCGGGGTAAGCCCTGACATGCGAAACCATCGCCCGATTGTCTGCCATGATCTGCCGTAATGCCTTTTCAATTCCTCCCGACACATGATCCGAGCCATGTTGCCAAAGTCGAGCGGCGGCGGGTTAATCATCGATTGATCTATGCCGGTGCCACCCTTGATCCAGCGGCGGATTGCCTTTGTCCCCGCGCCGTAGTGCTTTTGCAAAGCAACTTGCGTTCCCAACCGGCGATAGACTTCCTCGAAGTCGTCCGGGCGCGGGCGCGGCTTGTATGGGCTGTTCATGGCTTGGCCTCCAGTTCTGCCAATGCGATTTGCTCTTGCGCGATCCGGGCGATCATCCCCAGTTTGAACGTATCGAGCGGCTGGCCGTGTTCAAGATCATCGCGCAATTCGCTAAGCAGTCGCTGAATTTCATCTAGCGCCATCATGCGCTCCTGTTGATATGGCGGGTGATATGCCCGCGCTTGTGGGGGTCTGGGGTAAGCCGTGCCGCCTTGCGCTGCGCCAGCCGCTCGGCAAGGTCGCTCTCAATCTGGGAAACGTCCGGGGCAGGTTCGCAGCGGCCATCGGAACGGCGGCGGAAAAACGAAAGAATATCCATGTTGAAAACTCCCGTTGGAATAAATGGCAGGCTTACCTCACGCGGCCTGCCAGCGCGCCCGAAATTGAAGCGGGCTTAGGGGACACTATCCTTTCTCATGGTCATGGCGGAGTGCCAAACTTCTGCCCGCTAGGTTGAGGTAAAACTATGCGGCAAACAAGCCGGATTGCTTGCGCGCCAGCTCGCCAATATTCTTGACGGCCTGCGCGAAATAGGAAGGCTTCAATTCGCAGCCGATGCCCTTGCGGCCCATTTCAACCGCGCAATAAACCTCGCTGCCGATGCCAAGGAACGGTGTGAAAACCGTATCGCCGGGATTGCTCCACAAGTCGATGCAACGCTCGATAACGTCCAGTTGCAAAGGCGAGATATGCACCTCGTCCTTTTCATCCCGGCCGCCGCGATATTGCAGGGTGCGGGTCTGATTAATATCCATCCACACCGGCGATGCGTAGCGCTGCCATATTTCGATTGAATACCACTTCTCGGCATCGGAAAACGATTTGCCGCCCGCCACGCGATCCGCGATGCTCATCGGCTCATCGGTGCCGTGGTATTCGTCAAACATACCGGATACGCGGTCTTCGAGTGCGTTGTCACCGGGCTTGCGGAACGTCACGATATAATCCGCCAAACCCTGCCCGCTGACAGTGCTATCCTTGACGATCTGCTTGTGTAGCAGGCGGATTGACTTGGTGCGTTGCTGCGCGACAACAGGGTCTTTCCATATGCAAATCTCGCTATGGAATATCCATCCCGCATCATGATAAGCCCGGATCACTTCGCCGCGAAAGTCGCGCATACCGATGAAACCGTGCCGCGTCTTGGACGTAGGTAGCTGCATCACATGCACCGCGTGGATTCTGCCGGGCTTGGTAATACGCAGCAGTTCCGAGATTAGGAACGCATAGTGCTCCCAGAATTGCGGGCCATCGTTGTTGCTGATGTCGCGGTCATAGTTGCTGAACTTATAGAGGCCCTCGAATGGCGGGGAGTGAATGCCAAATCCAATGCTATCCCCTGGGATGGCGCGGATAACCTCGCAGCTATCACCTTGGTATATGGCGTAATCGTCCGTAATGACCTGATCGACTGCGTTAATCATGCTGCTTGCTCCAAAAACGAGGGAAGCCGGATAGGCTGTTGAGGGTTATAGTTGGGGGTATCCCGCACCATGCCGCGCACGGCTTGGCTGGAAAGGTCTGCCATGTGCATCACCATCGCTGCGCCCATGCGTTCTGCATCGGATTCCTTGCGGCGGATATTGGCAACGGTCGCGCCTTCCAGTTCGCTGGCAATGATATGGCACGTAACCGGCTTGGTTTGGCCAAATCGCCAGAACCGGCGGATGGCCTGATAATACTGCTCGAAGCTGTCGTTCAATCCGACAAAGCCGGTATCGGCGCAGTGTTGCAGGTTGAGGCCAAAACCACAGACGCCAGCCTTTGTCACCAGAACGCGGGTGCGGCCTTCGATGAAGTCCAATATCTTGCGTTCCTTCACGTCCTCCGAATCTGCGCCTTTGGTTTCAACTGCGCCGGGGATCATTTTTGCCAGCATTTCGGATTCCGCGTTGAGGTTGCACCACCATACAAACGGGCGATCTGATGGCGTCACCGATGCGGCCAGTTCGCAGCGATCTGCAACCGTGGCCCGGCGCGCGGCAATCCGCTCCTGCAGGGTTTCGGCTTGCATCGGGAATAGCATCCCGGTTTCAAAGTTTGGCGCGTAGTCGACTGAAACCATATGCTGCACAAATGACAGCGGCGGCAGGTCATAACCCTTGTTTGGATAACCTAGGTCTGATGGCTTGCGCAGCATGACAGCCCACGACGCCATCCATTTCCAGAACTCGTTTTCTGCATGGCCTTTCAATCGCCATTTTGACGTATCGCCGCCGTCATGGGTAAAGAACGTTGCCAGCATATCGGTATGTTTCATGATGCCCAAGAACTCGGCATGGTTGCCAAGCTCAACAAAATCATTCGGAGCCGGTGTGGCAGTCGCAGCAAGGCGGAACGGGATTTGCTGGCAAGCATCAATCAACTTGGTGCGATAGTGCCCATCGGTTGATTTAAGGATGCTGCTTTCATCCAGAATGACGCCACCGAAACGCGAAAGGTCGAAGTGATCCAGTTTTTGATAGTTGGTGATGTTCGTGCCATGCTCGCAATCTGACTGCTTGGCGACAACGCGCGCGGCAATCCCGAATTTGTCAGCTTCGCGCGCCATCTGTGCAGATACCGCCAAAGGTGCGAGGTGCAGAATATCCTTTCCGGTTTCGGTGTGGATGGCCTGCGCCCATGACAATTCCATAAGGGACTTGCCAAGGCCGGTGCCAGCGAAAAGCGCGGCGCGGCCACGGCGCAATGCCCACGATACAATGTCATGCTGATGCGGGAAAAGGCAGGATGGCAATTCAGGAACGTTGTTCAATCCCGTCATGGGATCAAGGATGGCTTTCTTGGCAAGGAACTCCGCGTAATCAGACATTATCCGTCCCCATGCCAAACTTGATGCACTTGCCCAGCGCGATGCCAAGCAGAAGCTGGATTGCCAGCCATATGATGAGGTAGGTCATGATTGCCCCCAGAAGTTATGCGGCAGGTTTACCGCCTTTTCAGCAGCGAGCCTCGCAATGGCGGGTTTGTGCTTCCATGGGATATTGCGCCCTTGGAGCCGCCAGTTTGAAACTGCGCTGCGATCTGCACCCGTGGCGGCGGCAACGTGGCCAATCCCGCCAAGCTCGTCGATGAGTTCCTTGTCTGTCATG